TTCGGCCGCGAGCATGAACATATATTGGCGCTGGCGTTCCGGCGTTCCCTTGCTGCGGGGATCGGGCGTGAGGAAGCGAGCGGCCCAAGTGCTCTGGAATGCGTAGGCGACTAGCAGGGCGCGCCGCTCGGCCGCTCGTTCGCGGCGTCGCTGCGCTTCCGTTTTGCGCGTGGTCAACTGGTTAATCTCCGCTTCACCATGAAGCGAGCGGGTGGCGTGCAAGTCTCGTTCCTGGGGAGCGAGTTTTTCGCTGGCGCCCCGTTGTTCGGGACCGGTGCTTAAGGCATTTTTCTTCATAGCTGCGGCCCTCCAATGGCCGTGTTGTTAGGGGGAGTGGTTCCCCCGATAATCTGCCCGCCTAGTCCCTCGACTTCGCCGTGAGCCTCCCAAGGGTTCGCGGCGTTGTCGCATTCGGGCTATGCGGCGAAACCCGCGCTTTTGGCGCGCCCCTTGGCGCGGCCGGCGCGAGCGAACAGGAAGCTGTTACCCCGATTGCGGCGAGGTCCGCCGCGCGTTCCCTCTTCCAACGCCTCTGCGGCCGTCAGGACGCGCAGTCCGACACTGGCGAGCTTGGACAGCGGAATCTGAATGACGCCAGTGTCCAGGCCCGTGCGCGCGATGGCGAGGGCGTCGAAACTCTCGCCGGCCGCCGCAACGTGCTTCACCCCGACAACACGGCAAACGCCGAACGCGGGATGAAGCACGTTTGCCCCAGGATCGAAGCCAGCGAGCATTAGGCGAGCGTCACAGGCCCGCCCAGGCGGACGCGCACGGTGGACGTGCCGGCGCCGGCCGCCGCGATAGCGACGCCGATGCAGGCTTCGGATTCACCGGCAGAGTTCGAGTCGGTGTCCGTGTGCGAACGCGCGGTCAGCGAAGCGGTGTCGAAGAAAACCGGCGCGCCAACGGTGAACACGTCGGACGCATCCTTCGCGATGTCGAAAACGCCGACCGTCGAAATATCGACCGTGGCGCCGTTCTCCGCGTCACCGGCGGCAATGCCGAACAACGCGCCGACCAAAACGCCTTCGCCAGCGTCCACGGCGTAGGGCGCGGCAATGGTGAACGAGTCACCGGGTTGGACAAAGTTTTTCATGGGTTATCCTTTCGTCGTGTTGAAGCGATAGACGTTCGTCGTCTTGCTGGACTGCAGCGCCGCGATTTGCGCTTCCACGCTGGCGAGCGCGGACGCCATTTCCCGATCAGATTTGTAAGTCACGGACTCACCATTCTGATCGCGGATTTCGCGAACGCCTCCGAGACGCGCACGAATGAGCGCATCCCGGAGCGATTGCAGTTCGGTAAGATCGAGAGCGGCCATTGGTTAGATTTCCGAGTTGGAGTCTTCGCCGCTGGCGAACTTGTAAGCGCCACGCGCCGACACGGCCGCACAACCGAAGTGATGCAGACAGCGGAACGAGATGCCCCAGTTGTCCCAGTTCTCGCGCGACGTAACGCGCGGCGCCGATTGCCCCGCGAGAGTCGCCACGTCGATAGTGGGCGCGCGCGCGGGGCTCGCGAAAACGTACCACTCAAATTCCGGCAGACGCGGGTCTACCAAAATCTCGAGCTTGTGCGGGTTCGTCTCGCTCCAGAAACTCGCGTTGTATTGCGACATGAACTGAATCGCGCGGTCTTCCAGTTCGGCGCTGACAACAAGGAAGGCCGGCGCGATGTCGAGAATCGTCACGCCATCCAGGCCGGTCGTCTTACGCATCGCAAGCTTGGCCTGCGAAAGCGCTTCAATGCTGATCGGCGTGTTGCTCGCGTCGAGATTGGCCGGCGTGCGCGTGGCGTCGAACCATTCCTTGCCGTCGCCCAGAGTGGGGTTATCGGCGAACAGCGCGAGCACCTTGGAGTTTTCCCAAGCGGTCGCGGCCAGGCTGAATTGCGCCGGCGCATCGACAAGCGCGCCAACGTCATCCTGCACAAGCAGCTTGCCGGAATAGTCGATGCGACGGCCGCCCGATTGCAGCGCGAGCGTGTTTTTCTCTTCACCGCGCGTAGTGTGCGCGAACTCGCCGCTTTCGCTCAGATCGACCAAGGGGCCGATTTCGCCGACGCGCAAGATGGACGCCGGATGGAAGGTGGAAAGCGTTTTCTGGCGCGCCAGCTTCGTCACGATGGGCGAGCGGTTCACCTGATACGGCGCTTCCAGCGATTTGTTGAGCACGTTCTCAAGAATCAGCGGGAAGTCCGAAGTCGTGTGCATCGCGCGAGTCAGCACTTCCACCGGGCTCACGCCGCGATGTTGCTGATTGCGCACTTGGAGAGCCCAGCGCGCGTTGTCGATGATCGAGTCGTGGTAGAACTCGCGAGCGGACTCTTCCGGCGCAATACCGGCGCCGCGCGCATAGATCGCCGCAGCGCGACGCTCCACAATCACGGCCGGGTCTTCGTTGGAGAAGCCAACGCGAGCGGTGCGGATCGCGGGCGAGCGCTTGGCCATTTCGGCATTCACGGCCGCCCGCGCTGCGATCAAGTCGCCTTCGCCGTCGATAAGCGAATCCTCAAATTCGCGCGTCATGCTGTTGGAGCGGCAGAGCGTGCGAATTGCGGAATTGCGGGTGGCGAGTTCGTTCGCCGGTTGTTGTACTTGCGCCGGTTGTTCCGGCGTGTCTTCCAGTTCGGGGTCCATGTTCTGGCTCCTGACTTTCGCCGCCGGATCAGCGGCGACACCTACGAACGAAATTTCAAAGGGAGTGAAAGACGCCGCCGTTCGGACTCGGCGCCCTTGACTATCGGTGCTGTCAGTCCAGCGGCTCACTGCGTAGCCAATGGAGACATTGCGAATAATTCCGTCCGCGATGTCGCGGACGTAGCCGGCGAACTCTTCGCGCGACGAAAGCTTGATGCTCGCGAATCCGCGGCCGTCTTTGACCCATGCTTTCTGCACGACGCCGATTTGCGCGCGCGTGCTCTGCACATGGTCGAGGAAAACCGGAGCGCCGGTCATGCGCGACAGGTCGGCGCCGCGCATATCGAGACGTTCGATGAACAGCCCTTGCATGTCGCGCTTGGTCGCGGGGCTTCCTTCGCCCCAACTGACTTCTAGCGTGCGCGTTTCAGCGTCATAGCTCGTCGGCGCGAGCGAAGCCGCGCGCGTGTAGGATTGCGGTCTAGTCATTGGAATCTTCCTCTTGTTCGGCCGGCGCGCCTTCCGACTGCAGGCCAAGCGTTTGCTCGCGCTCTGCATCGTTCGCGCGTTCGGCGTCCAACGCTTGGGGGGAGTAACCGCGCTCGCGGATCGCCTGGGCACGACTCTTCAAGCCGGCTTTGATTTGCACTGCGTCCGCCTGGGCGGTTTTAATTTCATCGGCAACGGGCGGCGCCGGGGCGAACCATTCCACGCCGAACCAAACGCTGGCGTTCGACTCAAAGTCTTTGGCTTCGATGCGGCCGGCCAAAATCTCAGTGGTGATCCAGCGGCGCCAGATGTGATTGAGAAGTTGCGGGACCAAGAGCGTGTGAACGATTTGATCCAGCCGCGCCGCGTAGGTCACGAGACTCGCGCGTAAGCTCGAATAGTTCGCCTTGGAGTAATCGGAGTCGATCAATGCCGGCGGAACGCCGAAAGACGACGCGACCGCACGCAACTGACTCGCGAGAAATTCCACACCCTGCGCAGATTGCTGCGGCGTGTTGAAAACGATCTTCTGCCCAGGGCCGAGACGTTGAACCGTCGCCGGTTCGAGCGAGACGGTTTTAACGTCGCCGTCTTGCTCGCCCTCGCCGAACGGATTTCCGCCGGCGCCGAACTCGTCATAGATAAAGCCGCAATTCATCGCGGCGATTTTGTTGCCGGCGAGCAAGGCCGCTTCGGTTTGGTCGATGTCCGAAATTCGCGTGATGGCGCTGGCGCCCCACGGCACGCCGCGCACTTGGCCGGCGCCGCGTTGCTCGAAAATGTGAATCACATCCTGGGCGTCAACGCGCACGCTTTGAATGCTCGCGGCCGAAGTGTTGGAAGGCGCGTGCGGGAAAATCCAATACGCGACGCGATTGCCGGCGCCATCGAACTCCACGCCGCTCGCGATGTGCGCGCCGTTGCCCAGATCGGCGGTTTTCGTATCGTCCAGCATCTCAGACGCGAGGCGCTGGACACGAAGGCCGCCGGGACCGTTGCGCATGAGCGCCAAACCTTCACCGTCGCGGATCATGTCCGTAACGATGGCGGACTGCAGCCCGCCCAGATTGGTAAGCTGATCGTGGTCCGCCGTCTGATCGAAGTCCGCCCAGCGTTCGGCAAGCAGCGTTTGGACGGCCGCGTCGGGATGCGTGCTCGCGGGAACGACGCCGGCGCCGACAAGGTTCGTCGAAAGCGCGCGAACGGCGGCGCCATAATAGGCGTTGTTCTCAGTGTAGTAGCGGGACTTGTCGCGGATGCGCGGCGATGCGGCCGGCGTCTCTGCGGCATAAGTCGAGAAACGCGCGTTGCGGTCGCCGTTCCGCGAAGTCGCGCCATCATAGCGACGCGCGAACGTCTCAGGCATGATTGCCCACGCAAGCGCTTGCTGCGCCCGTTGGAGGAACGGCGGCGCCATCAGTTCACGACATCCGGCGCCGCGAACGGCACAACATTGGCGCCGACGTAGCGCGCGAGAAGCGGACGCAGATCAAGCACAAGGTCCGCAGTCGGATCGTGCGCGGGGCTAGGCCCGATGATCGGCTTTCCCTTCTGATCGTCGAAGCGGCACGCCATCGTCAGCGTCACGTCGCCATCCCATTGGCGAAGCCATTGCGTGAGAACGAACACGGGCGAGCCGCCGCCCGCGATGTCGGCCAAGATCAGGTCAATGGGCGCCGGCTGGCCGGGATGGTGCGACCGGGCGAGAAACGCCCAGGTTTTGGCGAGCGTCTTCTGATCAGAAAGGCCGGCGTGATCGCAGAGCCAAAACAGGATGCTCGCGAGGGCCGGCGTGGCGGCTTCATCGTCGCCCGCCGCGTCGGCCGGGATGATGTCTTTCGCCCGCCAGTCGCGCCAGCGGCGCCGGATGGCCTCGGTTTCCCGGCCGCTGGCGTCTAGGGCGGCATCGATTTCCGCCGCAGTGATCCCCTTAACCATGTATTCGCCTCCAAGAGCCAAGCTCCAGAGACCCTTGTAATCTTTGAGAGCTTCCCGACAGACCCCTCACCACTTAAAAGGGGAATCCGTTTTATTTGGACTCCATTTGTGAGGCACGCCGCCTAGACTGCAAATTGAGCCTTGTCACCAAATCGGTGACTTACTCTATACTTGGTGCGGTGTTGTTTTCGGCCGGAAAATCTGCATTCTAGGAGGGCATCGGGCGGGCTTGGTGCGTGGCGTTAGCCGCAACCTGGGCGGAGAGACCTTAACCGCTGGCCTGATCCCGGAAGCAGAGCCGGCCGGCGCGTTGTCATGTGCGCGCCGGCCGCCTTCGTAGGAGTTCAAAATGGATTGGGCCGGTGCCAAGAGTCGAGCGAGGGAGGCCGTTCATGGAGCCTTCGGTGTTCCGGCCATCCTGCTATCCGGCGGCGTCGAAGGCACGCCCAGCGCCGTCACCGTTCGGCTGCACCCTCGCGAGGAAGATGTTGCCATGCGGCTTGAAGCTATCGGCCGCGCGATCTTCTGGCGCGCTGATCTCGATACGGCGCCGGCGCGGAATGACGTGCTGTCCGTCGCCGCTGGCGAAGCCTATCGCATCGAAGTGATTCACCCGCGCGATGGCGAGACGGTCGCGGCCGAACTCACGCGACTCAACGCCGTTGAAGCGGAAGGGCTCCCGCTTCCGAACGACGCCTAATTTTCGAGGAAGTGCTGGATTCGCTGATCCTGGCGCGCTTTCTTGCGCATCGTCTCGATTTGCTCGCCCCACCACGTCATAAGCTCGCGACGCTTCGGCAAGTGTTCGGCGCTGTTGTAGGCCGCGCGAACAGCGTCGCCTTCGGCATGCGCCAACTGCAATTCAATCACGTCAGGCGCCCATAGGCCGGACTCGTTTGCGATGGTGGAGAACGAGCCGCGGAATCCGTGCATCGTCGATTTGTTGCGATAGCCCAGCGCGTAGAGCCGGAAAATCATCGTGTTGTTGCTCATGGTCCCGCGACCGCTGCGAGCCGGAAACAGATACTCGCCGCGCCCTGTGACCTTGTGGAGTTCGTCCAGCGCGTCGAGCGCTTGCCGCGACAACGGAACTAGGTGTTCAACGCGCCGCTTCATTCTCTCAGCCGGCACGCGCCAAAGCGCTTTCTTCGGATAGCGCAGTTGTTCAAATTCTTCCCAACGGGCGCCGATCAGTTCGGCCGTGCGCGCGGCCGTGAGGATTGTCAGCAAGATCGCCAGCCGCGTTTGCGGTTCGGCCGTGTCGGCGTCCAGCTTCACAAGGAAGGGGCCGATCTCTGCGGCTTTGAGCGACTTATGGTGCTGGACGCGCGGCGGCGTTTTCAATCGCCCTTTCAGCATCGGAGTCGGGTCCGTCACCGTGTCATCGTCGGAGAAACGGAACACCCCGCCAATATATTGTTTGACCCGGTGCGCGGTGTCGAGAATGCCGCGCCCTTCGATCTCCCGCAGAACGGCGAGCACGTCGGAACGCTTCACGGCTTTCAACGCGCGGCGGCCGATCAGCGGGAAGACGTAATCTTCCAGCCGGCCCATGACGATGCTCGCGTATTTCTCTGACCAGCGGTGCGAGTTGTGCTCATGCCACGCGCGCGCGACTTGCTCGAATGTCGCTTGTCCGTCCGTCACCATGGCGCCGCCGGCCGGGTCTAGGCCGGCCTTCAACGTGAGCTTGGCGGCCTCCCGTTTCGCGCGGGCTTCGATCAGCCCATAGGTGTCGCGATTGTAGGAGCCGAGCGCGAGCGTCTTTTGCTTCCCGCCGAAACGGTAAGAGAGTCGCCACAGCAGCGAGCCGTTGGGCGTCACTAGGAGATGGAGTCCGCCGCCGTCGCTCACCTTGTAAGGTTTCGCGCGCGGGCGAAGGGCGTCGATCTCGCCTTGGGTTAATGCGGTGCTAGCCAT